GTATTGGTGCAAAACTCAACACCAAGGAGACATTCTCTAATATTGTAAAGACAGTGGAACCAGATGACTTAATTAAGTATGGGCTAATTCCGGAATTCGTAGGCCGCTGTCCAATAACTGTTATATTTGATGACTTAAATCCAGATACACTGATTCGAATTCTCAAAGAACCAAAAAATAGTATCATTAGTCAGTTTAAAGCCCTATTTAAATATGAAGGTGTAACTTTAGAGTTTGATGATAAATACCTACTGAATGTTGCGGAACAATGTTTGAAACAAAAGGTCGGTGCAAGAGCCCTCCGAACAATTATGGAGAAGGATCTTCAGGATGTTCAGTTTCTTCTTCCGCGATTAGCAAAAGAGGGTGTCAGCAAAATGTTTGTTGACGCAACAGGTAACATTAAATATGTATATAAAAAGAAACGAGCAAACAATGAATAATAGATTTAGAGATGAGCCACGCCGCCAAGGTATTTCTGTAGAAGTACGAGGCGATGATATTGGCCGCGCATTACGCACTTGGTCAAAAAAAGTGCAAGACACTGGATTACTAAAGGAAGTCAAAGATCGAATGTCTTATGAGAAACCTGCGGTAGAAAAACAGCGTATGAAGAAACAAGCCCGCAAACGCTGGGAAAAAAAGGTAGAAGAAATGATCTCTACTGGTATGTGGCATAAAGATAGAAACTATTAAATACCACACTATATACATACAAGCCTGCACACGATGCAGGCTTTTTCTTAACCGTTCTTGACACTAACTACAAGGTCTGCTATATTTGCGGTGTGCACTAACACAGAACTTTGTTAGTACGGTGCATCGGACTATCAAAGTTCGTTAGTCAACCTGACATTCCGTCAATTGATCAAATAACGTATATTGAGACAAGGATTTTATGAAGAAGAATATGATTGTTTTGGCAGCATTGGCTGTTATGAGTGCAGGCGTTTTTGCCTGTGATGGTGGTTCTTGCACAGTCTCCGGTATCTCCGGTGCCGGTGCTAGCGTTAAGGGTTCGAACACTGTTGTTTCTGGTAGCAATGCTTCGGCAAATGCTGCAGGCGCAGGTTCGACCTCTTCGTCGTTTGCTACGAACACCACAACCGCAACTACCAATACTGGTGTTTCGGCATCTGCTGGATATACCGGTGCAAACTGCAACACTCTTACTACCGGCAATGCTGCTGTTAGCGGATCGGTTGCGTTGACAAGTAACTCCGTCGCATACAATGTGTCGACCGGTGCTGGTAGCGGATCTGCAGGGGCAAATGGATATGCTACTGGTAGCGTATCCGGTGTCGGCGTAACTTCCGGTGGTTCGCAATTCAGCAGCGAGCTCGGTGTTGTGAATGGTTCTGCAACTGCTAACCTGGCGTCTGGCGTTTCCGCAACCACAAATCAGGGTGGATCGGAAGCTGCGGTTGCTGGTGCATCGTTTAACGCCGGCATTTCGTTGGGTGTTAGCACCACTGGAACTTGTACAAATGGATGTAATGCAACCGGTGACAGCAAGACTGCTACTACTGTTGCATCGGGTACCGCTTACAGTGATAGGGCAAACGGTGTTGTAACCAATAATGGTGTTGCTCTTGCAAATGCCACTACCGGTTCTGTTGTTAATGCCTCATCGAATGCAAATGCTACCGGAAGCGTAACTGCGACTGTTGGTAACAGTGTTACTTCGATCGTAGTTGGTCACTAAAATGAATGGGGGAGGTAAGACTCCCCCATCTATGGAGAAATTATGAAGAAAATCTTTGCAATCGCATTCCTATCTGCAGCCTGTATCAGTGTATTCGCAGATAGTACATCTGGATCTGGCGCCGGTGGTTCCCAAGTCACCACGACTACCAGTACTGGCACTGCTGCAGCAACAAATAACGGAAATGCCCAAAGCATTACCTTTACATCTCCGGATAAGACTACCCTTCAGGAAACTGTTGATGGTACACAAACTGTCAAGAACACACCATCTGTTTCTGGACCCCCACTTGTTTCGTCGAATGATACTTGTATGGGTTCGGCGTCGGGTGGTGTAAATGCGCCTGGCTTTGGTCTATCTCTCGGTAAAACTTATACTGATGCAAACTGTGTTATGCTGAAAAATTCCCGTGAGCTATGGAATATGGGTATGAAGGCTGCCGCCCTGGCACTAATGTGCAACGATGCAGGTAATAAGGAGGCACTTGAGCTTACTGGTTTTATTTGCCCGCAGACAAAACGCGATCAGGCAGTTAAGTCACAGTCTGTTTCGGCTGATGAACCTACCGATCCAATCGTACGCAAGCGTATGGGACTTCCCGAACTGGCATCAGCTAAGTAAGTCTACAACCTAAGGAGACTTATATGAAGAAAATAGTCCTAACAGCCTTTTTGGCTGTATCATCTGTATTAGCATTTTCTCAAACAGTAAATGTTACTCGAGAAGAACTCGGTTCTGGTACCCCGGAATCAAAAGGTCTCGAGAATGCACAGAAATGGGATAACGACATTTTTCACGCGCCACAGTATATGCCTGGGTTCCCGACTGCTGCCACATTATGGCCACGCATTGTGGATGTTCCTTGCGATAGAACACCGATCGGGTTAAATTGTGATGGTTATCATTGGACGCCCGACTTAGGTCGAGGAGAATATCTAATGATTCACCCAATTGTAAGAGAAAAGCCTTTAGTAGTTACCAATACTATTATTAAGGAAGTACCTGTAATCGTGCTTAAAGAAGTTCCAGTGAAAAAGAAAGGGGAGTAATGAAATTTGCCATACTAATGGCGTTATTACTTTCGGGTTGTGCAATGCAACCTAAAATACAGGCCCCGTCGGGGCCTGTAACCACGTATAACTCCGATGTTTTCGACGAATCTTGCGCCAGTCTTGCAAAATACGCACGAGCGGTATCCGTTATGCGTAATATTGGTGTAAAGATAGAAGATATTGATTTTATCTTGCCTAAAATATTACCTGTTCCATTCGATTCATTGAAGAGACTAGTTTACAGCAACGAAAAGAATGATCCTGCCACTACTTCCCAGAAGATCTACGATCAATGTACATCTGCAGGATATAAATCTACAATTGAAAATTTATCAGCCGAAGAAGATATTTACAATGCGCGGGTAAAAGAAATAATTCAACAACAATTAAAAGATTTAGATAATGCTAAGTTAATATTGGACGCAGATCCGGGACTGATCGAGGATAAAAAATGAGTGTAATCGTTAGTCTTGCCTTAGCGACTATATGTTTTACAAGTCAGGGCAATGAGAGCTGTTATCCGGTTCTTTTAGGCAAGAACACACCTACTCCAGTGGGTCAATTCCAGATGATACGACGCCTAACATCAGACCCTGGCTATGGAGGAGATGTTATTCAATTTTACGAAGATAACAAGCAGGTCTATGCCATTCATCGTATCTGGCTACTAAAACCAGAACAAAAAAGGCAAGAACGAATAAAGAGTAAAAATATCAAAGACCATTTTATTAGTTCTGGATGCATAAACGTAGATCCGATAGTATACGAGAAACTTTTGGATTGTTGCAGCAACGATACACTTATAGTAAAATAAGATCATCTCTTAATTTGAGAGATAAATAAATTTGCGAAGTGCCTATTGGAGGGCTTCGTATTTAAACTCGCTTATATGGAGTAAAACTATGTCAAGAGACGATTTCTCACGATTTTTTAACCAATTAGATGCACTATCGATTGGATTTAGTCCCATTTTTAGGGATTTACAAACAATTACCACCCACTATCCTCCGCACAATATCTACCAGTCTGAGGTAGATGGCGATATTATCCTCGAAATGGCTGTAGCAGGTTTCAAGAAGGGAGAAATTGAAATTCGTGAAGAGCGCGGCGAGATTACCATTCAGGGTGTTAAGCCCGAATCAGATGAACCTGGTTATACCTATCGTGGTATCGCCGCAAGAAACTTTATTAAGCGTTTCAAGCTTGCCGAAGGATATAAACCTGCAGAAGCAAGTCTCGAAGATGGTATGCTGAAGCTCACGTTTGTAAAATCTGAGCCAAAGGAAACTAAATTCATCGCTATCAAATAATTTAACTTGACTAAGGGCCCGGGCTGTAGTAGAATGTTAGTACACTACAGCCCGGGGATTATTATGAGCACAGATATTGAAGTTATCGAGAAGATCGACGAAACCATCAAGGTACAAATTCCAAAGATGTACAAGGTCATCCTACACAACGATGATACCACTACCTTTGATTTTGTAATTATGATTCTTACAACAATTTTTCACAAGAGTGTTCAAGAAGCTTACGAAATCACCATTAGTGTCCATCAGACTGGTCAAGGATTGGCTGGCGCACCGTATACACGCGAAATTGCAGAAGAAAAAACTATGGAAGTAATTAGTTTTTCTCGTGCAAATGGATTTCCGTTAACCGCCACGTTTGAGGAACTATAACTATAAATATCTCGTAAACTTACGAGAAACAAATGTCATCAAATTTAATACAGATAAAGTCCTTTTTAGGAAAATACTACTCCGAGCTTAACTATTCGGCAGCACAAGAAAAATATAAGCAAACTGGACTTGATACATTTTTTGAGCAAAGATTCCTTATTCAAAATAATAAGGTACAGATGATTGTGGATCCCAGCCTTGCAGGGTTAACTGCAATTGTATCTGGTAATGAAATTTATGTTAGTAAATCCCTATACGATCATCCAAGTGTAATAATTACTAATACGCTTGAACAAGATCAGACATCAAACCCACGCAGTTTGTATAATGCTGAGACATTTTCAACAGTGGCTTATCTTATTTGCCAGAATCATACAATGTTTCAAATTGTTGGCGAAGTTGATGAACCGATCTATATGAAATATCAAGCCGATTATGAAACCTTCTATAGTTCTGTAATCTTATTCGAAGTATCAAACGATATCGAAGTTGAAATTGTAGAAGAAATTGAGAGTGCTAGTGCGCTCAACTCCGTAACAAATTATATATTGCATCCCGGAGCAAATATCAAGCTATCGACATTCTATCAGAATCATATTTCTGGTATTTCTTTTGTTTATCGGAATATTGTTGCACAAGATAATGCATCTTTCAACCATATATTGTTTGGTAAGGGATCTTCAAATATAGTTGATGAAAATAAACTGGCTGCATACGAGGGATCATCCGCTGAATTTCTCGGTGTTATTAATTCAAATAAGAAAAATTTTCATTCTATCCTATATGTGCAACCTTACAGCGATAGTTATTCAATAACTGTTGACTATAAGGATATTTTATATGGAAAATCTAATATTTCATTTTTTCCTGTAATATTGGGTCAACATATTCCCGATGCAGCATCAATTTCAGTATCTAATATTACATTGGATGAAATTCCTAAAGATAATATTGAATTTGAAATTAATAGGTATGTTAGTGATACTATGGGAAAAGCTATATTAGGTAGAATGGCCGGTACCGAGCGTTTTTACAATAACAAAACAAAGTTTCTCCATTTTCCATAAATAGCATATGCACGACGATAACTCATTCCGCAGGCTGATTGAAAAAGTATCAGCAGAAGACGAAGTTTACAAGATTAAGCTTCCAGTTCCAATGAAGCAAGTTGCAAGTGTCTTTTCTAAAGAAACTATGGATTTGCATTACGGAACTTTATATGGAAACTATGTAAAAAAGGCACTTGCCGGGGACGGCGAGTTTCAAGTAGCCGGTGCAAAGCTTCATACATTATTCTTTGAACAATTTCAGGAAGCAGCATCCACTAATAATCCTACAGGTGCAGCTAAGATACTTATCGAAGATAAGTTTGGAAGCTATCAGGCATTTAAGGATGCATTTACCGAAGAAGCTAAATCCATTCACGGCTCGGGCTGGTGCTATTTAAGCACAACAGGTAAGATCAAAACTATTCCAAATCATAAAGTGCTTACCGATGTTGCCGTTATTATTGATATGTGGGAACACGCCTACATCATTGACTATCTCGCTGACAAAGAAAAATACCTTAAGGTAGTTTGGCAAATTATTGACTGGGACATCATCAACGCGAGGTTAAATTAAAAATGTATAATATCACAAATATCGAAGAGCTTGGCACAGAATACACAGTCGCTGATTCGGATGGTAAAATCCTAAATACAATACAAATTATCCCACAAACCGAGATCTTAGAAGCTGCGTTGGGTGAATATACCGAATATGAGTTTGGTAACTATGAAAATTATCTTAAGAAGTCAATTGAAGTTTTAGCAGGGTTTGAGGGAGTCGATCCGACTAAAATTTTATGGCACGCAACCTATGACGAGGAAGTAGTACTTTCAGAAATTATACAGGTTGCAATACAAAATGGTTATGATAAAATCATTTTGGAACATCTGGAAGACATTGACGACATTGAGTAAGTCAATTATAATGTAATTGTCCTATTAGCTCAGAAAAACGGCCAACCACTGAATGTGTTGGCGCCGATAGTTTATGTTGGCCTAGTATCGCTATCCACAAAACTAATATATGACGATATATCAGAGGAAAGAGAGCAGTCCCTTTCTAAGGGAAAGGTCGGTGGTTTGAAGCGTTCCACTGTAGGACATCAAATTTATTTAATAGAAAGATATAATGGCATCACTTGCACCGAATCATCCCGACGTTATTCTCGAGAAGTTGACCAAAGCTCGTATTGCTCTACTTCTACAACAGCCTTTCTGGGGCACACTTGCAACTCGTCTTATTTTAAAAGATGCAACAGATGATGAAGGTGGCTGGTGCCCGACTGCGGCCACTGATGGCCGCTATTTCTATTACAATCGAGATTTCGTTGCAAAACTAAACAAGTCGGAAACAATTTTCCTGGTTGCACACGAAGTAGAACATTGCGTTTACGACCATATGTCTCGACGCGGTAGTCGTAATCCGAAGATATGGAATGCGGCAGCTGACTTTGTGATTAACTGGGAATTGCACGAGCATAGAGTTGGAAAACTCCCCGATCCGAAGACATCCGGTGTACAGGCGTGTTTTGATCCGAAGTACAAGGGTATGTTTACCGAAGAAGTCTATGAACTTCTAATGAAAGATCCTTCCGCACAATATCCTGAATTCGACGTGCACTTGGAGCCGGGCGACGGCAAGGGTGAGCCAATGACGGAAGAGGAACGACGCGCCCTTAGTGACGAAATTCGTGCTGCTGTGATGCAGGCCGCTAAGTCCGATACAGGCAATACTCCTGCAGGTGTTAAGCGTATGTTGAAAGACATTACTGAACCGCAGATGGATTGGCGTGAAATTCTAAATCTTTCAATTCAATCTATTGTAAAGACAGATTACACTTGGATGAGATGTTCCCGAAAGTCCCAAGCAAGCGGTATCTATCTTCCTGCTATGAAAGAAGATTACAAGATTGATGTTGCTATTGCGTTGGATAGTTCCGGATCGATGACTGACAAGATGCTACGTGATTTTATCGGTGAAGTCAAGGGTATTATGATGCAATTCGCAGATTTTCGTATTCGCCTATGGTGTTCTGATACCAAGGTATACAACGAGCAAATCTATACACCGGATAATATCGATGATATTGACACATATGAAATCTTAGGTCGTGGCGGCAACGACTTTAACTGCAACTGGGAATATATGAAGGAGCAAGATATTCATCCGGAGCGTTTTCTACACTTTACTGATGGATACGATTGCGGCCTTGGTTTCGGAGACCCCGATTACTGCGATACCGTGTATGTCATCCATAGCAATCCGCAACGAAACATTGTTAGCCCATTCGGAATGACGTGTTACTACGATGCTCCGTGAGTGCAAATGGATAGGGGAAGGAGAAAAATGTGCAAAGGCAAGCCTTCCCGGAAAAGCTTATTGTGCTAGGCACCACGAGCGAGTATATCTTACGTTATTGCCCGAAATGGCTACTTTCATTATTGAAAAAGAACTAAAGCCGGTTGACGTTAAAGCGCTGCCGCCGCATAATAGTGACAACAAAGGACACGTATGAGCATTTTGCAAATTTTGAATTTGATCGAAAAAGAATCTTCGCGCACTGGTAAAATTGCTTTGATTGAAGCAAACAAGGACAATGAGCTCTTCAAGAAAGTGCTGCAAAAGGCACTTAATCCTTACGTGAACTTTTATGTTCGCAAGATTCCAAATTACACCTTCCGCTTCCTGTCGGGTCCCGATGATAAACATCAGACGCTCGATTGGGCATTGGATCAATTGGTAAAGCTGGAAGAACGAGAGGTTACCGGGCACGCAGCTATTGCGCATCTCGAATATATACTTGGCGAACTCAACACGGAAGACGCAACCGTTGTCGAACGCATTATCGGCAAGGATCTGCGTTGCGGCGCCGCCGACGGCACGACAAATGCAGCAATTCCGGACTTTATTCCGGAGTATCCGTGCTTACTTGCACGTCCTTACGACGAGAAGAACATTAAGAACATCACCTATCCTGCCTACAGCCAACTGAAGGCGGACGGTCTGCGTGCAAATGTGCTTGTTAAGAATGGCAAGGTTACTTCCTGCGGTCGTAGTGGCCGTCCGATTGATCTCTTGGGATTTCTAGATGCAGATATGCTGCTATTGGCAGCAACAGTAATGACAGATTCTCAAGATATGTTTTTTGATGGTGAATTTGTTGTCGTAGACGCAAATGAGAAGATTGTTGATAGAAAAACTGGTAACGGTATCATCAACAAGGCAATCAAGGGTACTATCAGCGATGCTGAAGCCAAGCAGGTTCGTTTCCAGGTATGGGATGCATTTCCTTTGTCTGAATTCTATGCTCGTCGTTCAAAGGATACCTACAAAGAACGATTTGAACGACTTGTTGATTCTGTTAAACGAATTGAAAGTAACCCAGACAAGGCTGATCGTATTCTTGGTAAGGGACCGTTCCGATTTCGTTTAATTCCTTTCGAAGTTGTCAATTCCCTGGAAGAAGCCGTTAAGCACTTCGAGAAATTGCTGGCTGCAGGCGAAGAAGGCACCATTCTGAAGAACTATTGCGGTCTCTGGGAAGACACTCGCAGCAAGCATTTGGTTAAATTCAAGGCTGAGAAGGATGCGGATATGGAAATTATGGGATTTAATCCCGGTGAAGGTAAATTCGAGGGTATGGTTGGAAGTATTCAGATGGCATCCAGCGATAGACTCGTTGAATGCAACATTAGTGGCTTCCCGGATGATCTGCGCAAGTGGATTACTGAACATCAGGAAGAATTGCTTGGTACGATTGCTACCGTTCTCTACAATGAACGTATTAAGAGTAAGGCGCGCATCGGAGTTGACTCTTTGTTCCTGTGTCGTTTCCAGGAATTCCGCAGCGATAAGAAGATTGCGAATAGCTCTAAGGAGATTAAGTAATGGATTATTGGTTAGTATCTTATGAGTTGCTAAAGGAAACTCCGCACTTTAAGACGACAGGTTTCAACACCTGTTCCTATTGGACTACGACGGAACCGGTTAGAAGGACAATAGCCATTAAGGGCTCCGTGGCCGGCTGGCTTAAGAAGCAGAAACAATATCCTGTCATTCTTCATACACAGAAGATTACAGCGAAAGAATATAAACAATCTATCTAAGTATAGATAGACTACAAAAGGCTCTTCGGGGCCTTTTTTAATGGCCGTAAAGACCTCTGACCTTGATAAATAAGTATAATTGAATAAAGGGGTCCTGATGTCAGACATTAGAAAATGGTTAAAGATTATGGAGAGTGTTCCTTCAGTCTTTCCCGACCAACCTACACCAGATAGAGTGATTAAGCAGGATGCAACCGTAATGGTTAACCCAAGAGTCGGCGGTGGCGCCGGACGTTATATGCATAGCACACCAAATGGTGCAATGGTTGATATTAAAGGCGTAGCAAGGGAGCTTCCACAGGATGATTTTGGTCTTCCAGAACGTGACTATGAAGATCCTTACCAAAAGGGTAACGATTGGTTTCATATGTCGCAGGAGCCAGACAGCCCGGGTAGAATGAATGATAAGCCAGAATTTCGTTCTGGCGATATGATTAAAATTGCTGATGTTTACGGAACTGTGATTGGTCCAGGAATGGGTGTTTTCGTCGCCTACGGAACAACAGGCAAGGACGCCGTTGTGAGCTTCGACGGGAAGGAGATGCTTGTCCCTGTTGCAAACATTGCAGCGGCACTGGAACAAAATTCAAAAGATAATTTTGGCGAGATGGACAATGACGGTAACCTATCACCGATGTCTTTTGGATCAGAAAACAGAGTTAAAGAATTACATATAGAAAAACAGGAGCCAGCGATGGATCATAGAGATGAATTTTCAAAGTGGATGTCAACAGTCGAAGAAGCGATGACAGGCAATATGCCTTCTTCTGTCGATGTTGGCTCTGCTACGCCTACAATGGAGTGTGGTGGCTGCGGAAATTGGGACTGCGCTGATTGTTTCCCCGACGAACACGGGCAAGAAATGCAAATGGATCCAGAGATTGAAGTAGATCTGGATCCATCAATGGTTATGATGCCAGATTCGGGTGGAAATATTTGTCCGCAATGCGGTCACTCCGATGACGGACATATGCACGATGATGAGGTAGAATTTGAAGTTCCAATGGAAGATGGATCCGCTGGTGGTATGGGCGCAGGCGGTATGGCGTCTGGACCAGTTGAGATGGAAGAAGAGGAGCAAGAGTTTATTGAAAAAGGCTCATCAGGTAAAGGCGTTAAATTAGGTGATATTGTAACAAAAACAGAATTTAGAAAGACTGGCGGTCAAAATTCACCAATGACATACGGCGATAATAATCTCGACGAAGATGATATTGATAGTTTCAACGATGCATATGGTTCGTCTCCAGATATGTATGACGATATCAATACCGGAGAAATGATTATTAATATTATGAATATGCAGAATAATGGGCTTGGTCATCACGATGAGGATTATACCGAGGAACAACTAAAAATGATGTCCCCGGAACAACTAAAAAAAGCATATGATCAGGTTATGGGTGTTATGTCTGAAGAACCCGACAATATCGGATTTGAAGATGAGATGTCAGAACCGGAACAGGAGATGCCGCCGGTTCCTGAGGTTTCACCTCAGCAATCTCCGCAGAATATGGCGCCATCAGACGCAATGCGTGAGTTGATGAATCGTATGAATAGTAGTATTGGTAACGATGAGCAGACAGACGAAGACGACGGCGTCGTTATAATCGTTGCAAAACCTGGTCAGGCCACTAGAGTACAGGGTCAGGCACAGGGTAACCCGGGTATGAGCAGCAACTTGCCTCAAATGAGCGAATCTAAAAGGATAGTCTACGTTAAGCCGACACTGTATGAGCAAATCAAATGGGATGACGAGTTAAAAGAGGCGTTTGCAGAGGCAGAAGCCGAACTCGACGAAAGTTCTTTAAGCAAACTTATCGGTAAGAATAAAGGCGGTCAACAGTTGGTTCGTTGGTTGCATAAAAAGCATAAATTAGCGAATGACGCCGAGTTGGAACCAGTCCCATTTAATAAGGAATTGCTATGGTCGCAATTTAAGAGTCATCCGGATGATTTTGTTATTGTATCTGGCCAGAACGGAGCAGCAGGTATTAAACCCGATCAAAAGCATATTGAGAAGATGACACAATGGAAAGAAAAGAAAGGTCAGACATATAATCCTGGCCGAGATGCTACACTTCCTTATCAAATTATCGCGTTTACTGGTGATGGTGAACAAGTTGATCCTGAATTACTTCGTCCCACTAACGAACCGGGCGAAGAACCTACAGAACGTAATCCAGATCCAACAGTAATTAAGGGGCGTATGGGTAAGACTATCGGAAAAGATATTCAGAACTCGAACAACACTTTTGCTTTACTGAATGATCAAATCGGACCTTTAACAACCGTTTGGATTACAGGTTTTGCTGGATATCGAGGAGATCCAGAATCTATTAAAGAGCCTATCGGGTCGGTAGAAAGAGATAAGATGCAAAAGCGAGCAGATCTAAAGAAAGATAATTCTGGATCAATGGATATTAAATCTTCTGTCGATAAAATTCAAAATAAAATACGTCCTGTGTTAAAGACTCTTGCCGATCAAGCCCTTGCTTCAATTATGAAGACTGCAAAGGGTTATCAAGATGATAATGATTTTGATTCTGCACAACAAGTTATGGCAAATGCAGGTAAGTTAAAGCAATTCCAGGCTAGTCTCGACAGTCCGGATGCTGCAGTAGTTAAGGATGCAATTCTAAAGGCAATCTCATCTGCATCGGGTGAACCAATTCAGTCACAAGAGGCATCCGAATGGGCAAGCAGAGCAGCTCAGGGTAATTCACAGGCGCTGAAACCGATACTCGATGCATTAAGACAGACACTCACCAATTTATCTTAATATGAATAACTTAAAAAGTTTAATCGAAAATTTATTACTTGAATTTGATGCGTTGGCAAAAGGTAAGAAAGTAATAAATAAAGAAGTAGATGAAGATGAAGCACCTGGTATAGGCGATGATGCGCCTACGGGTGGTGCCATAGGAGCAATGGGCGGGGATACTCCACCTGCAGCAGCGGGAACCTATTCCCCGGGAACGGCACCAACAATGCCAGAATCATTTAAAAACAAAGGAAAAATTATGGAAAATGTAGATAAAGATGTTGCAGCAATGATTGCATCGTTAAAGAAGTACGATAAGCTTAAGGAATCTGTCGCTCCTGTCCTAATGGCACGTCCGTTAGCAGAAAAGAAGGACGGAAAGCCAGAATGGCTAGAAGATGCTGAAAAGAAGGCCGAGAAGAAAGAAGGCAAAATGGACGGTAAAAAGGAAGAAGTTAAAGAAGCCAAGGAATGCAAGGCTTGCCATTGTGCCCCTTGCGAATGTGATGATAAAAAAGACGATATGATGGAAGGCGTTGACGCAGATGTCCTAAACTGGATGAAGCGTTTTGCTAAGTTAGGCAATATGAAGGGTTACGGTCGTTAATATGCGCTTGGATGAAATTACAAGTTCTCCCTTAACTGAGAAAAACTGGATCAAAACTGATCCGGCGAAAAAGGGAATGTTCGATGGTAAAAGTAAGGCGGAAATTGATTCTGAGAAGGCGGCACTTAAAAAGAAACACGCTAATCAGAAAGGTCCAATTTCTGCTGCAGATAAAACCAAAATGCACGAACTTGAATTTGCATCCCGTGCAAAGAGTAAGAAGGGCCTAGAATAACTCATTTTCCTTGATGAAAAATTTGACTCTTCAGTAAGTATGTGTTACAATCATACTAACTGGAGAGTTTCTATTTATGAGTCACAAAGAAGATTTTTTACAAAGCTGCCTAATTCTTGATACTGAAACCAATTCTGACGATTATAAGATTGCAGAAATTGTAGAATCAGGGTTTGTTATTCGCGAAGGCGATAGTTGGACTATTTTTCAAGAACTACATAAGCCGATCGATCGTCCTATTCCACCAAAAGTGGAATCTATTTGCTACATCACAAATGAAATGGTTGAGGATAAGCCAGCATTTATTGATTCAAAGGACGTATTTCAGGAAGTAGTCAACGGATACCAAAATGGTTATCTTGTTGCACACAATCATTTCTACGATATGCGCGTATTGGGAAATCACGGCATTGATACAGAAAATCATCAATGGATTTGTACCTGGCGCCTCGCTAAGAAGCTATTCAACGGTGTTCCAGAGATTGAGGAAACCAATTTACCATATCTACGTTTCGCACTAAAGCTTGATATTCCTATCGAGATGCGTTGTCACCGTGCGGGTAATGATTCTTTTATGACTGCGAAACTTCTGGAAGCATTGATTGACCTAATGGAAGGCAGTATTATAGACGTAAGCTTGCCTTATGGCCCGCAGATTATGGAATATGCCAATTCTCCTATCATTTACGAACGTATGCCGTTCGGAAAACACAAAGGAGAGTTAATGACATCGGTTCCACATAGCTACTGGAAATGGGCAATGGGAAATACAGATTGGTTTAACGAAGAAGCGGATAATTATGATCCGGATTTAGCAGCCAGCATTCACAGAGCATTAGGTATTGACTGAAAGTAGGAATGTTCACGATAAGATCAAAAAAATATTTTTGGTGCGATTCTTCTCCGGGTTGGATGGCTGGTTGGGCAATACTAGATACCAGCCCGCAAGCAATTGATATTTGGACAACTAGTGATAAACGTGTCTGTCGTGAAAAACTTAAGTATCTTAAGAGAAAACATTGTACGGTCCGTATGAGATTATACGAAGTGAGGGATACTAAGAGACTTGAATTATTTACATTCAACAAATTAAAACAAAATGTTCAGTCTTAAAAGAGGCGAAATGTTTTTATGTACTCGTACCTTTTACGACAATATTTACGACTTTCTTCCATTTTGGAGGATATTCAAAGAGTCTCGTGGAGATATCTTTATGGGAGAATATAAGGTTGTAAACGATCGTCGTATTGAATTGAATGGATTTTATAGGCATATTCCTATAAAGATATACAAACTCACAGAGAAAGAAATAGAAGAACTTGTTATATTGAAACTAAAAGGTTAGTTTCCGTTATTGTTGCGGCACGCATCCATAGTGGATGGAAGTAAATTAGAAATATTAGGTTCATATCTTTGAACTTGATGATCATATGGAAGGTCCGCTCTAGCCAACGCATATTGTTTTCCACGATATCCAGCAGATTGGACTTTACCTTGTTTAGGCTTATTCGTGTACTCAGGTTGAGGCCTTTCAGTGGGCTTTGTGAAAACAGGAACAACTTCTTCAGCAAACCATTCTTTGAAGTGCTCTTCATAATACTTGTGGTTCTTATTCTTGTACTTTACGTCTTCGGGATTATAGAATTTGTCATATTCTTTCCCGGCTTCGAGGTAGAATCTTGCCACAACATCTGTTACACTTTCATTTAATACGTCTGATATTTTCATAACACTATTTATCAATGACCATAGTTTATCCCATTGACGATACGAAAAATCCTCATTGGCAAGCATTGGTAAAACACTGCGAGCATAAAATCTTACCAGATAATAATTTAGAGTGGTTTCTTATTGAATTAAAAATCGTTCTAGGAAAATATAATGGTAAAATGGTTATCGACGAACCACATCCACTTAAATGGATTAAAAGTCTGGATTTTGAAACTGAGGAAGATTTAATCTTCTTCAAACTAACATTTAACTAAGGAAAACTAAATGCAAAACGCACTAATCCCAATGGTTGTTGAACAGACTTCGCGCGGCGAACGTTCATATGATCTATATTCACGTTTGATGAAAGAACGTGTGATCTTCTTCTCAGGAGAGGTTGAAGATAATATGTGCAATATTGCAGTTGCACAGATGCTGTTCTTGGAGGCAGAAAATCCTAACGAACCTATCAATATGTACATAAATAGTCCGGGTGGTTCAGTCTATGCTGGATTGGCCGTCTACGATGTTATGCAATATATCAAGTGTCCGGTAGCAACATATGTGACTGGTATGGCAGCAAGTATGGGATCCTTCATTGCACAAGCAGGTCACCCCGGGATGCGCTATATTATGCCACGTGCGATCACTATGATTCACCAGCCTGCCAGTGGAACACGAGGCAAGGTTTCTGATATGGAAATTGACCTTATGGAAAGTCTCCGTATTAAGAAGGAAATGACGGAACTTTATGTTAAGCACAACTCAAAGGGAACAACCTTCGAAGAATTTACAAGGTTGATGGACAGAGACAAGTGGTTGACAGCTCAAATGGCACTCGATTTGGGTCTTGCTGACCAAATCGTGGAAAAGAGAGTATGATCAATATAACAGAAAATGCAAAAATTAAATTAGTATCGATTCTTAAAGAAGAAAATGCCGAATATATTCGATTTGGCCTGAAGGGAGGTGGCTGTAATGGCTTTACTTATTTTCTTCAGATCGAAAATAATCCTCCTGAGGAGGATGATATTCAACTCAATGTCGGGTACAAATGCGATATACTTGTAGATCCGACTAGTATGATGTATCTAAACGATACAGAAATTGATTACAAGAAGGATTTAATGGGCGAAAGTTTTGTCTTTAATAATCCAAATTCTATAGGTCAATGCGGTTGCGGAAGTTCTGTAAACTTTTGATAATAGAGTAAAAATAAGATAATAAACCCGGCTCCGAGCCGGGTTTATGCTTTGTGGCCTACAATATTGACAAATCTTTAATACAAGTGTACACTTACTTTATAAGTTTAAAAGGGCAGACTATGGAAAGTAAAAATTTATATGTACCAATGAATAATTTGATACGCGATAAAGACACATCGTGGACATTTACATCATTGAATTTGCCCTATCACGAGATAGCTAAAAAAGGGATTGTCCTCTGGTGCGAAAGTCACCTCGAAGGGAGATGGACAATGTTAGGTGGTAATAAGTTTGGTTTTGAAGATGCTACTGATGCAACGATGTTCAGAATGCAATTTGGATTTGGTGTTTAAAGGAGTCTATTATGTACGACAAAACGGAATTAAAGGAAAGATTTAAAATTATCGGTACTTCGAGTCTCGACGATGCAACTATCCTTGTTGAGAATTACCGAAAGCTTATCAAAGATACACCAAACCCGGATGAACAAAAGCAGTTTATCATACTGCATACTAACGTTCAACGTAGAATTCAGAAATTAAAAGAAACTGCATAACTTCACTTTGTTTAAAAGGTAATTACAAAATAATAAATGCTTAATATCGCAAGAAATATCTATGCAGGATGGGATTCATCCAAAATGTCGCAAGTTTTACCCGAGGCTGAAATTATACCCGCTGGTTTATCTGCCAGTGAGAAACGTAAGATAGATAAATTAGTCAAAAAATATTCAAGTCTAAACGAATACGAAAATGTACCGTTACCCGGATTTACACTTTTTAAAGTAAATCAAAAAGGTTACAGTTCGACCGAAATGTCTTGGCTGATTATTGATCCTCGAGGTTTTCTAGTAAGAGTTACCAATAAAAATTTAGAGGAGATTCTTTTTGTAACAGGGATCACAGAAGGTCTTATTCAAGAGAAGTGCGTATGGGCAAGGGATGATTCAGAGACCAAAATGATTTTGGTACCAATCAGTTCACCAAAATATATTGAGGCCGAGAAGAATACCGCGCTAATTGAAGGTAAGGTGGACATTAAGGAAGTACAAATTGGTGACACGGTACTATTACAGAATGGATTAAAAGGTGTATACAAGGGCGTACTTTCTTTATACGGTCCAATAAATAATTACAGTGTAAGCGAAGAATATAAACCTCAGACACTACTGCGCAGGCAGGTGATTGAGATTGAGCCTGGTAAGTATCATCATCAAATTGATGCAAAGTTATTGAAAGTTATCACCAAGGCTGCCGAACCGTCAACACGAGAACAATCCGCAACCGAAATAAATGCCCGCATTAAGGCCGGAACTACATATTTTACACAAGGTACAAATATGTCCGGACGATACTATGGAATTCACGGTGTTATTACGCACGTTTCTACTCACGCAGTTCCAAAACCTATAATAAAATTTGAAGAAATTGATAAAATTGAAGCTACTCGAATATTTTATGATGCAATAACTACATCGGATATCGGTATGCTTATGTTGTCAAATTCTGTCGGTAATTTTATCTTAAATATACCCTATGTTAGTTATGCAGGTACAACTACTTCTATTAACTCATTCAATGTATGTGAGTTAAAAAATAAAATCGAAGATACCGAGAAGATTATTCTAAAGTCTAAGAGACAATCTTATTTCTCATCTACAAAGAGCACCGCGCCGCAAAAACTTGACAATTTTACGAAATTCTATAAAATAGTTAAACACGTGAAGGCTGAGACCTTCACGAGTTAACTAAGGAATAGAATGGACTCAAACAAATATTTAGAACTATCGAATAGAACCTGTAAACATATTAGCGAAGAAGGTATTGTTATCCTACCGGAAATGTATGATTTGCTTCACGCTACTCTTGGAATCTCCGGCGAAGCTGGTGAATTACTTGATGCGGTTAAGAAGTCATTCATTTATAATAAGGAACTCGACTTTGTAAACGCCAAGGAAGAACTCGGAGACATCCTGTGGTATGTTGCATTGGCCTGCCGTACCTTAGGTGTTAGTTTTGACGAAATTATGCAAATGAATATTGACAAACTGACAAAGCGTTATCCGGAAAAATATACTGATGAGGCTGCGGCTTACAGAGCAGATAAAAAATGACATATAGTGCCGGAATAAAAATTTCTGGCATGAATTGGTGTTCTTCGAAACCGTCCAGTCCAATTATTGGAGATTGTTACGTAGATCCTGCATCTTCTAATGGATACATATTTAATGGTAAAAATTGGGAACAATTTGCTAGTGTCGGGTCTTCAGAATCTCCTAAATCGTTTGTACCAACGGAGGAACAATTAGATAAACATCCGGCACTAAAACAGGCGTGGGATGAATATCTTGTCATTTGGAAACTTTTAGGCTTATGAATAAAATTGGATCTATCATATATCGATAATAAGGTTCTTGCCTCTGATGGAGTAGGTAATTTTCTCTGGGTAGATGCTCCGAGAGAATTATTGCCAACCCCCGAGCAACTAGAAGAACATCCTGCGCTTAAACAAGCCTGGGAAGAATATATGGTTATTAGGAAACTCCTTGGACTTTAAAATGAAGCATACTGTATTTGTTCGCGATATAACAGACGAAATGATGACAGAGATGATTGATTTCTGTTATACTAATAAGTTGCATCTGGAAAAATACGAAAATGTAGACGTTAGTGATGCAAATCTGCGGTATGATACGTTGGCCAGTTTTGATTTTACAGACGAAAATGACGTAATTATATTCAAACTCAGATTTAACACCAGATGAAGTTTAAAACTATTGTCACCAATTGGAGATATAGCGATGGTTATCATCGCTATTATCTTTTGGGTAAAATGATTGAAGAATTCAGAGAAGCCGCAGTCGGTTGGGAATGCTGGGTTTATCCGGAAGATAATCTCGATCTCAATAAATGGATGGAAGAAAATATGATTGGTGACTTTGAATGTGATTTCAGATTTAATTCCGGTGATCCTATGTATACCGTCTTCATCAAATCTGATCAAGACGCTACCGCCTTCAAACTAAAGTGGATGTGATTGTAGTTAGATATCAATATAAGAAATTTAATTCTTATAATGTGTCAGAAGTGAGAGAATGGTGTAAAACTCACATAAAGGGTATGTGGAGTGTTACTGTTGGGCAGAATTGGACAGACACCTTCTACTTTGAGGATGATTCTGATGCTCTTTATTTTGGATTATATTGGAAATGCGGAAATTAAAACACGATATATGGCCACATCAAATAATATTAAAAGGTGGCCAAGATGAAGCTATTGCAAGATGGTGCTGTGGTAATTGTGGCTGTCGATTTCGTGATTGGTACAGTTACAAAATTGATAATAATAGATTATATGCATTCAAAGATACAGAAACACTACTTACATTTAAATTAACTTGGGGACAATATGCTGTTAGGTAAAATGCTTAAGGCGATAATTCGCTGGGCGAATAGACAGATAAGAGATTTAGAGAAATATCCCGAAGATTCGGTTAATTCATACGGAGTGGCTAGTAAGTCATCTATGCCAACCCCAGTGGGTAGTCTATCGGGCAACGGCAATAACGGTATGAACTTTGTTGTATATAGTGCAAACGGCGGAAAAATTGTAGAATTTTCGTCATATGATCCACATACCAGTCGTTCAACTCGTAATCTATACATTGTGACCGATAAAGAAGATTTAGGTGAGGAAATTGCTCATATCATAACCGTAGAGTCGTTGACTAGATGACAGGATTTAAAACCTATTGACTGCGTCATTAGTTCGCTGTAAAATAAATACTCAACAACTTAGAGAAAGTGTAATATGACCAAGCAAAAATCTACCTCCGAGGCCCCTGTTAACCTCAAGGCGAAGAACGCTCTTCATACCTTCCGCGTCACGATTCGTGATGAAGATCATTTCTACAAGCTGGTAAATTGGCTCAATGCTAATGTCGGCAAGGGTGAAGATAAGTGGACCTTTGAGGGTAAGGTGTTGAAGTTCCTAAGGCAGGGTAAGACTGTCAACCCGATGGTTTATATCTTCAAGGAAGGTTTTGACGAATCCTCGTCGATGTACCTCACACTTCTGTGAGTTTTCCATATGAGGTAGTCTTTGCTAGCGATGGCACGATTATCTCACTCAAATCAATCGAATCCTTTAGATTTATCGAGGTAGCTTCAGGAGATGCTACTATAGATAAACTTAAAGATGATGTGTCCTTCGAATTTAGGACAGTCAGCGGTAAAGAATATACATCCTCGGCAAACTCTATACTTGCCCTTCAGTTTCAATGTGATATAACTACCACAAATCTGAAATACAAGGAAATACTTGTTAACGATGTGTATCAACGTTGGTTATGGCTACTCAAACCCTAGGAGAGAAAATGAAGATTAATGGTAAATGCGTAACTGGCGACCCGGTTCTTATCGATCGCTATACTTCGGAATGGATGTCTGTACGTATTCACCCGGGAACATTTTATCGCCGTATGGATGCAATACAAAATGGCCTTGATAAGGCGCGTGGTTATTATGCAGAAATTGATAGTGGACCGTTTATCTATATTCGCTTTACTGAGAAAGAAGACTTGACTGAATTTCATAGACTTCATCACGAATATCTATGAAGAAAAAACTGCATACAGATTCCAAGATCTTTTTCCCTAATCCGTATGTGGTTATGTTGGAACATAACAGCTATGAAGATGTCGAACCCTGGAATTTTCAAAAACTGACTAGAAAGGTTTACAGACTAATTAAGGGTACTTGGGGATATTGTAAACCGGAGTCAGAATATAAATTTCCTGAAAAAGACGAAAAGAAGTCACCGACGCTTCCGTTGTTATCCGGAAAATTTATACCTATCCATAATATGGATAGTGTCTATCGTTCCTATTGGGTATTTAAGGACGAAATCGATGCCTTGCAGTTTCGCCTTATGATTGGCGAAAAGTCAGCTCACGTTTATATGTGGCCTAAGAGGTATTTTACTATTCACGAGGTAATAGAAACGGATGAACCCTGACCTATATACAGAAGAATTTAGAAACTACAAATATCTAAAAAGTTCTCCAGTTTATGTTGAATACTTTAAACGAGCATTCAACAAAATAAACCAAATCCAAAATTGGGCCACTACGAATGATCCGCTCTTCGTCTGGCCCAATCGCGTTGAGTTCCTTGAACAATTAATCGACCTAAATGGCGAACCACTCTACATAGTCTATCCTGGATTTCAGAGTTTCAATAGACATTACGAACAGGCATCTTTATACAAAATCCATAATCCGATAGTTTATCAGGGTCCTAGGATAGATCCCTGGTCGGGAAAGAGGCTGACATTAGACGATGTTGATGAGGTTGAGAGGAACGGAGGGGTAGATTGTTATCTATGCTCGGGTCTTCAGAATGAATCTTGTATCAATCTGTACAATTTACCAGTAATTGCAGATGATCCGGATCAGGTGTTAACATCTATGTCAATCTATACCGCTTTATTTCACAACGAAAACACCGCAGAAAAGTATTGTTCGGCAATAACTGAGTTCGTTAGAAATCTTCGTGTATAGTATCAGCAATTGTCTTGTGCTCTTCGCCTCTATATAAATAAAGCATAGGAGGGAAGCTATGCACCCATTTTTGAATGTAACAAAACTTACCGACGAAGAAATCATTGAAAGATTAGGCAAGGCTTATTCTCATATGAATTATCAGAAGGCACTCGGTCATAGTCCAACAGTCTTAAGCATACAAGAAGTAATTCAATCTTTAGAAGAAGAAAGACACAATCGTATGCAAAAAATGATGGATGATGAGTTTAAGAGAAAATACCCAAAGGATCAGGATTCGATCGAATTGGGAAAACTTGAAGATTAAGGAATATCGTTATGATGAAGCGTGGTAAGCACACCATTAGAAGCTATATGACATTAGAGTATCAATTTAGCGGTATCAGAATCCAAGATGGATATTTAACACCAGTAGATTGGAATTTAAGTGTAAATCTAATTGCTACAGATAAAAAAGGTAAAGCAAAAGAAGAAATAGAATTAAAAGCAGCTACCACTTTTCAGAAACTCTATTTCTGGCTCGACACAAATCTCCCAAGTGTTGCTATGGTTGACATCGGTAACGAAGAAGACTTGTACTTAGCAAACTTATCGTCTAACATTACAATGTATTGTCCCGGTAACCCCGGTGATGATGTGATAATTCAGTTACTGCATTCTAAACTATCTGCATTGGCAGGTACAGATTTAGTAGTCGGCGAAATAAAACTCAAAGGCAGTGATTCAATGCTTCAATATACCTTTGATCGTCCCGAAACTGGTTATCTAATGCCGGCTACAGTAAAAGAATATTATAGTGAAGGTATTGCGAGGGATCATATACCTTGGTGGAATAGAGACGATGGATTTTGTTTTGAATTCATTCGACCAGACGATGCCGAGGGGACTGATGAAGAATTATTCAAAGATATTATGGATCCGATGGACGAATTTAAGCGCATTCTATCCGAAGTAGATAATGCACATATTGGATTAGTAAAAGAACCTGCTAAGATTGTACAGGTAGAAAAATGGAAACCAAGGAAAGTAGAATAAAAACAAATAAGTACGGTCAGGTGATTTTATCGAGCGATAATCTAAGAGAATTATTATTGCAAGGTAAAAATATCAGTCACCTGAATGTAATTCGTGACGAAGAGATCGAATTATTTGAGAAATATCAATCAAAGTTACTTCCTAAAACTATTACATTTCTTGACACACCCGAAGAAACTTTAACATTTGAGGAGTTTCACGAAAAATGTTCAGGAGAATGGATTTTTCCTGTAATTTATCAGCAATTAGATGTTAAGACTTGGCTACTCGATAAATGTACAACGCAAGAACAAATTGATCGAGTAAATTTAGAATACCAACTCTACGAAGATCGTGACTTAATTATGCTACTTAGGATGTTCATTTATCTTATTAGCTATCTAAGAGAAAATAAATTTGTATGGGGTGTAGGACGCGGATCTAGTGTTTCATCTTATATATTATATTTGATTGGTGTACACAGAGTAGATTCGTTAAAATACGGATTAGAAATTAAGGATTATTTAAAATGAAATTGCTAACAATAAATTATCAAGACACATATGGAACAGAAGTTATTGGAAAATCTGTAACTATGAAATTCCAGCCAGAGGGCAACGGACTATATAAGCTTATTGTTACTGAAGAGGCGTTACAGGATATCGTGGATATGGCAAATATTCGCGGACTAGATATTAAATTAGAGGAAAAAGAATAATATGGCAAGACATGTATCATACCGCGGCACAACAATCGATATGGATTCTATGCGTCGTGAAAATGAAAAAGTCCCTGCAATTGGCAATATGTCAGTAAATGCTAAGGGCGATAAAATTAAAGGCGGGAAAGTTACAAAGACCGCAGACGAAATTGCAAGAGAGCGTGGACGAATTCAATCTGCAATTGTTAGCACTGGACTAAAAGGTCCTATGCCAGCATCTCCCGATAATATAAATGTAAATCAAAAGAAACCACCGGTTGAATCGACTACTAAGAAAGTAACACCGGCAGAAAAAGAATTGCCTAACGGCGACATTGTTATTGACGAAAGCAAATAATGAAAATTAAAGCATTAAAAGGTAAGGTATTAGTTAGTGATCTGGAACGCGGTTCCCGAATTGTCCGTGGCATTATTATTCCAGATGATAACGGTAAAAGTGAAGGCATTCGTCCTCGCTGGGGTAAGGTTTACTCTGTTGGTGAGGACATTGTAGATATTACACCCGGTCAATGGATTCTAATCGAGAACGGTCGATGGACTCGAATGCTTAAAGTTAGGGAAGATGACGGAAGCGAAACTCAGGTTTGGGGTGTTGAATGGCCACAATCTGTGATGCTAGTCTCAGATACAGATCCCGAAGATGTAGAAATTTTTTCAGTATTCTCGGCAGCAAACGAACGAGCCCCTATTTGACTTTCAGAGCCGAAGCTTGTTACACTTGTTACACATTAAAGGATTGCTGTGAAAGAACTTTGGACTGAGAAATACCGCCCGACTAGCATTAAAGATTATGTCTTTAAGGACGCTAGGCAAAAGAGGCAAATTGAAAAGTGGATTGCCGACGGTGGACTTCCACATATGTTATTATCCGGGGCTCCAGGTACAGGTAAGACCACACTCGCAAAAGTGCTATTACACGAACTTGAGATCAATGATTTTGACATTAAGGAGGTCAATGCATCGAAAGACAACAATGTTGATTTCATACGCGATAGTATTACGCGGTTTGCCGAAACGATGGGCTATGGTGAAATTAAATACGTACTACTCGACGAAGCAGATTACCTTACCGTCAACGCCCAAGCCGTACTCAGAAACACAATGGAGAGATACGCAAGCACCGTCCGATTCATCTTAACTTGCAATTATCCTCACAAGATTATTCCGGCTATTCAGTCACGCACTGAAACTG